AAGGGGTTTCTGAAAGTATTATTTAAACCTGGCTTCCCAGTGCAAGCTAGGGAACTTACTACGCTGCAAACTTTATTGCAAGACCAGATAGACACGTTTGGTCAAGGTGTGTATAAGGAAGGTTCTATGGTAGTGCCAGGTGGTATTACATTGAACAAGGATGTGCCATGTATATTGATTCAAAACAACTACCTTAACTTAGACGTAGAAAATTATAGAACTGCACTTGATGGTCAGATTATTAAAGGATCTACTTCTGGTGTTCGTGCTCGTATATTATTCTCAGTGAGTGCCACTACATCAACAAGAAGTAATATCACATTCTACCTTAACTACTTACAGAAAGCAGAAGATAATATAACAAGCACTTTTTCTGCGGGAGAAACATTTACTTGTGAGAGTGACGTAACATATGCATCAACAACTATTGCAGCTGGTACACCATTAGCACAGTTACTGAACTCATCTGCTACATCTAGGGGATCAACTGCTAGTGTAGGAGCAGGAGTATTCTTTACAAGAGGATATTTTGTTAATGTTTCTGAACAGACTATTATATTAGATCAATATGATACTAATCCATCATACAAAGTTGGTCTTAAAGTAGAAGAAAGAATAATAACTGCTGATGAAGACGCAAGTTTATATGATAATGCTATAGGTAGCACAAATTTCTCAGCACCTGGTGCAGATAGGTTTAAGATATCATTATCTTTAGTTAAAAAGTTAACTACAGCACCTAACTCTGCTGACTTTATTGAGTTACTTAGAACCAATACTGGTAAGATTGAGAAGAAAGTAGAACGTAGTGACCTAGGTTTTATTAATGATATTCTTGCAACTAGAACAAAAGAGGAGTCTGGTAACTATTACGTTAAAAAATTTAAGATAGATGCAAAAGAAAATCTAGATGATGGATTTAATAATGGTGTTTATTCAGCATCAGATACAACATCTGGTGGTGCAACACCATCTGAAGCAAATGTTTCTATACAATTATCTTCAGGTTGTGCTTATGTTCAGGGTTACAGAACTGAAAGATTATCTACAACATATAAAGATATAGATAAACCAAGAACATTTGCTACAGAACTGAATAAAACAGTTACCTCTGACTTTGGTAACTATGTCTTCATGACTAATCTATATGAAGCACCTAGAGCATATGAAACAATTGATTTAAAGAGTGAATTAACAGCAACTCCTGGTTCAGCAGCAGGAATGACTGTTGGAACTGCTAAGGTTGCTAATTTTGCATTTGAATCGGGTAATACTGCAGGAGATTCATCTACAATATATCGTGCGAATCTTATTGACGTTGATTTCTTAATTGAATTTACATTAACAGGTAGTGTTACTGGTAGTCCTTCAGCAGGAGATTTTGTTGTGGGAACTACAAGTGGTGCAACAGGATTATACTCTGGTGGTAGTGGAACTACACAATATTTGAATACAGTAAATGGTACATTTGTTGTAGGTGAAGTATTAAAGTATAATAATTCATCTGGTGCTGCTTTTGGAACTATCAGTGCGATTGACACGTTTAATTTTGGTAATGTAAAACAATACAAATTTACTACTGGTGGTGGAACTGCAGATGCAACCCTAGATGTTAAGGTAGCATTACCTGGCTCAGGTCCTATCTTATCAGGTCACTCTTCTGGATCTGCAACTATTACTGCCACACTGTCTAATTTTGCGTCTCAATTGAGAATAGGAGACATAGTAGAGTTCTCAAACAATGGTGCTTCACATAAAGCAAGAGTTACTGCAGTTACTGATAATTTCAATTTTAATGTTACTCGTTTAGGATCTACCACACTTGCCAATGGAGTAGTCAATGGTTCTATTATTAGAACTCGTCCAGAATTAAAGGAAGGTAATAAAAAGCAATTACTTACACCTCTTGGATATGCAGCAGTTAAAGATACAGATAATGGTGGAACAATAAACCCATCAGGACGTTTTAGAACAACTGTAGCTGGCATAAGTGTCAGTGGTGGTAATGCTACTGCTACTGCAGGATCTGGTCTTAAATGGGTCAACGGTACAAACAATGATGACTTCATGGTTGTTGTAACTGCGGGTACAGGTGCAGGAGATATCATGACATCTGGTAATGGATTTACTATTAGTGGTGATACTGTAAACACAGAAGACCTATCATTAACTGGTATGTCTGGTGTAACTTCAATTGACGTCATAGGAACTGTATCAAGTGCAGATAGATCTGCTAAGACAAAGACCACAGAAAAAATGAAGGTCTTGAAGATTGATGATTCTCTTGGAACATCTAATGGATTAAATCAAGTAGCTGGTGGTTATGGTACTAGAGTAGAAGATCCTTCTATATCTTTAGGTTGTGCTGACGTATACAAAGTTAAAGCAATATTTGAGTCTACAAATTCATCAGATCCTGTAATACCAAATATACAGTATACAAACTTATTAGGATCAGTTGCAGTAGATGATATTATTACAGGTGATAGTTCTGGTTCTAGAGCAAGGATTGTATCCTACTCAGGTAATATAATTTACTACATTCCTGTTGAAGATGATGTATTCACAGATGGTGAAAATATTACAGCACCAAATGCAACATTTAAGATTCAAAGTGGTGGTATAACAAAAGGTTCAACAAACATTACTGACTCGTTTACTTTAGATAATGGTCAGAGAGATCAGTTCTATGATTATTCTAGAATTGTAAGAAAACCAGGATTTGCACAACCAACACATAAGATACTTGTTATCTTTGATAGATTCTTTACATCTAATGGAGTCAATCCATATACTGTTGACTCATATGCAGACGACGAATATAAAATTATTCCTTCTTATGAAGGAACTGAATTGAGAGATGTAATTGATTTCCGTCCAATCGTTCCACAAGCAATCAGTGGTAGTGGTACACAAGCAGCTCCATTTACATTAAGTTCTACAAGATATTTTGACTATGCTTATAGAGCATTTACAAATAATGAAGTAGGATTACCTGGTATAAGTGATACTACAACTTTAAGTTTACAATACTACTTACCTCGTGTTGATAAATTATTCCTCAGCAAGGATAGTGTATTCCAAATTGTAAAAGGTGCACCTAGCACTAGACCTCAACCTCCAGAGGATGTAGAAGATGCAATGCTTCTTGCAACTATAACTTATGTTCCATATGTGTTTGATGTTGACAAGGATATTACTATAGAGGAAACAAATTATAAGAGATATACATTCAGGGACATTCAGGTTCTTGAAGATAGAATCAAAACACTTGAATACTATACGCAATTATCATTACTTGAAAGTGATACTGCAAACATGGAGATCAGAGATACAAGTGGTCTTAATAGATTCAAGAATGGTTTTATTGTAGATAACTTTGCTAGTTTATCTACTGCTGATACATTACATCCTGATTATAGAGTATCTACTGATTTTGAAAGAGGACAGATGCGTCCTGCTCACTATACAACACAAGTTCCTCTACAATACAGCACACAGTCTACAAACGTCACACAGACAGATGATATTATAACACTTCCATATTCATCTACCGTTTTAATTGACCAACCATATGCATCAGCTGTGGAAAACGTTAACCCATTTAACGTCTTTACATATACTGGTGACATAGAATTATATCCAGAGTCTGATAACTGGGTAGATACTAAATCACTAAATCCTATTCAAGGACCTGTTGTAGAAGGTAACTTCATGACAACAGTGAGAGAATATAATGCAGATCAAAATGGTTTCTCTCCAATACACTGGAACTCATGGAAAACAACATGGACAGGAACTGATGTTAATCAGCAAGTAGGTTCATGGCGTGATCCTGGTGGTAAAGGTAGAAGACAAGAACGTAGAACTATCAATACAACTACAACAACAACTACTAAACAAAGTAGAACTGGTGTAAGATACAGAGTAACTCCTGTTATTGAGCAGCAGTCACTTGGAAGTAAAGTTGTATCAGTTGAGCATATTCAATTCATGCGTTCTAGAAACATTGAGTTTGTATGTCAAAAACTAAAACCAAGAACTAAGTTCTTTGCATTCTTTGATGGTATAACAATACCTAGCAAATTAATTACACCTAAGATCATGGGTTTAGTTAAAGATCCATCTACTGATGCACAGACAAACAATATTCCATTCCAAATAGGTGAGACTGTTTACGTTAAGAAAGGAAATGGTAAGTTTAGATTTAAGGCAAGAGTATCAGCTCCTAATGAGAATTTTGAAATCAATCCTATTGACGGAACCGACATAAGTACAACAACCGATTATACATCTAACTTGACCTTTATCAATATTGATACTAAGTCACTTGCAGATCAAGTCAAAGGTAATTACTATGGTTCACCAAAAATAAATGATTACTTAGTTGGTGAGACTAGTGGTGCGGTAGCAAAAGTATCCAATAAAGATCTGGTTACTGATAAGAAAGGTAATGTCAGAGGTTCATTCTTTATAGATGCACCAAACGTTGCGGGTAATCTTAAATTTAAGACTGGAACTAAACTATTCAGACTTAGCGACTCAAATACCAATAGTAAGGTAGTTGGAGTATCAGATTCTAGCGGTGAAGCAGAATTTAGTTCATCAGGTATACTACAAACTACACAAGAGACAATTATCTCTGTAAGAAATGCTAAGATTACATCTGAAGATCAGTTTGACTCAAGAACTCTTGTTAGTGTCACTGAAACAGAAACAGAAGAAACTAGATGGGCAGACCCACTTGCACAAACTTTCCTTATTGAAGATTCAACTTTAGAAGGTGGTGTATTCTTAACTAAGATTGATCTATACTTCTTTACTAAGGATGCTGAGATTCCTGTTGCATTAGATCTTAGAACTGTGGTAAATGGAAATCCAACACAGACTGTATTACCATTCTCTAAAGTGGTGAAGGATGCTGCAGATGTATTTACATCTACTGATGCATCTAAACCTACTACATTCACATTCAAAGCACCTGTATTCATACCATATAGAACAGAGCATTGTATGGTACTAACATCTGACTCCAATCAATATAAGGTATTCATCTCACTTCTAGGTAATGATGCTATTGACGCTGCACATCTTGGGGAGAAAATATCTGAACAACCATATATCGGTGTTCTATTCAAGTCACAGAACGCATCTACATGGACACCATCTCAGTATGAAGATTTGATGTTCAAGATCTATAGAGCAGAATTTACATTACCAACAACAGCAGCACCTTCTAAACTTATACTTGAAAATGGTGAGTTAGGTGAAAGTAATGGTGGATCATTGAATTTAGGAACTAATGCTCTTAAGACAACTTCTGGTAGTGATTTAATTAGAATATTCCATGGTAATCATGGTATGCAGTCATCACTCAACTATCTTACACTTAGTGGAGTTATATCTGAGGTGGCAGATAGTCAAATATCATCTAGTAACTTAGCTGCTGATGGAACATCCGTAGTTCTTGCAGATCCAGACGCATTCCATACAACTATAGGTGGTAGTGCTATTAGTAACTCTAATCCTGGTTTTATTAGAATACTTGGAACTGAAGAAGATGGTAGTGGCGATGAAATTATTGCCTACAATGCAATCAACACTGCTACAAATACAATTACCTTTGCTACAAATGGTAGAAGTCATAATGGAACATCTGGATCTGCAAGTGGTAAAGCACATGCAATAGGTGCAGTAGTTCAATGTTATAACTTTGATGGTATACCACTTACTAAGATTAATAAGACCCATAGTAGTGGAGTAACATCTATAAACAGTCCACATAGTTACAACTTACAAATATCCAGTGTCAATGCGGGAACTGGTATATCTGGTGGTGGAGGTAACATTGTTGCATCTCAGAATATTCCATGGGATGTTCTTACACCACAAATACAGAGTCAACTAGAACCTAAGACTAGCATGGTTGCTAGAGTTCAAGGAACAAGTGGTACATCTTGTGGTCCTTTCCCATCTGGATTTAATGCTGAAACATCATTTATAAAGGATAGTGATTGGCAAGACGTTACTATTGGAGAAGAGAACTACTTCCCTGCTACTAAGATAGTTGCAAACCAGACAAACGAAATTAATAGAATGAATAGTGTTAAATCTCTTTCACTTGAACTAAATTTAAGTTCTGAGGTTACACACTTATCTCCTGTTGTTGATTTAACTAGATGTGATATGATCACAACTGGAAATGTAATCAATAACATTGAGCCTGCAGCTGGTATTGGAACAGAGTGTGCGGGTAACTATATTACTAAAGTTGCTAAACTTGAGAAGAGTGCCACTGGATTAAAAGTGATGCTCGCAGCAAATACATGGACTGAATCAAAAATAGTTGTCATGTATAAGTTGATACCTGTTGGTTATGTTGATAGTTTAGATGATTTACCATTCCAGTTCTTTAACACTACAGGAAAACCTGATAGTGGTGAGTTAGTTCCACAAAATGACTTAGTAACATTTACAGATTATGAGTATACTGTAGAGGATGTAGATGAGTTTGATGGTTTCCAAATCAAAGTCAGTTTACTTAACCATAATCAACCATACATACCAAGAGTCAAAGATTTGAGAGGAATCGCTCTAGCATAATGGAAGAGGTTGAATTAATCCCTGTCGAAGGTCACACTGCCCTTGGTAGGGATCCTTTGTCTAATGCAATACTCAATACTGATACTACTCAATATGAGGCATACATAAAAGCGAGAGATGCTGCACGAAAAAAGGAACGTTCCTTAAAAGAATTGCAGGAAGAGGTTGCTGAACTGAAGGCACTTGTAAAACACTTAGTTCAGAAAGAGGATAAATAATCTTAAGCTAAATAATATAGGAATTCTTTTGACTAATGGCTTCTGCTGTATCCAACTTAATAATCTATCAGGGTTCTGATTTCATTACCGATTTTACAATTGAGAATGATAACGGAACTTTATTTGACTTAACTGGATATACAGTAGCATGTAAAATAAAGAAACACTACACAAGTAGTACGTCTACTACAGTAACTGGAGCAATCTTATCTCCTGCTACGAGTGGACAAATTCAATTATCTCTTGGTAATGCAGTTACTACTGCAATGAAATCGGGAAGATATGTATATGATGTTGTAATAACTTCTACTACTGGTCAGAAAACTAGGGTGTTAGAAGGATCTATAAGCGTTCTTGAGGGGGTAACACTTTAAATGGCAAGATTAAGATTCGGGGATCAGTCAGTCCCAAAGGTAACTAGAGTCGCAGCTGGTGGTGGTGGCGGTTCACTTGGAGGTATGTCAGACGTAGATTTGACAGACTCATCACAAGGTGGACTAGCAAACGGTGCTGTTCTTGTATATGACTCGGCAAATACTAAGTTTGTCGCAACAAACGTATTAAATAACATAACAGTAAACGGAGGTAGCTTCTAATGGCATCCAATATTCTAATAAAAAGGAGTACTGGTTCAACCGCACCTGGTAGTATTACATTTGGTGAACTCGCCACTACTATAGGAGCAAACGGTACTCAAGCAAACGCAGGAGACAGACTATTTGTTGGAGATAACAATGGTGCTGCACAGGTTGTAGGTGGTAGATACTTTATGGACATGTTGGATCATGTTCATGGAACACTTACTGCTAGTTCATCTGTATTAGTCGATAGTAATTCAAAGATTGACAATTGGTTAGTTGACGATATACAACTAAATGCCAATGTCATTACAACATCAACTACTGATGCTGACCTTATTTTCCGTGCAAATGGCACAGGTAAAGTAGTTATTGAAGATGGTCAGGAACTAGAGTTTGGAACTACAGGAGATGTAGAACTCTCATTCAATGACTCAGATGCAGTTTTAGATGTCAAGCGAGTAACAGGAACCCCTGACTTGCGTATCGCTGACGATATGAAACTAATCTTTGGTAATAACAAGGATGTTTCCTTTGTCTATGATGAGACAACAAGCGATAAACTAAAAATTGATGGTGCAGACATTGAAATTGGAACCACATCAACCAGTAAAGTAAATTTTGCAAATACCACAGATGCTTCTAACGTTGCTACTGCGGGTGTTACTTTTGCGGGTGGTATTGGTGTTGCAGCAACTGCACACATTAAAGATCTGAATATAGATGACAATACTACTATCGGAACTGCATCTGGAGACTCCCTCAATGTTAATGCAACGACAACCTTCCAGAATGGCGTAACCTTCAACGGAACAACAACTATTTCTGGAACCACATCTCAGACTGGTTCAATTGAGATTGATAACCTTAAGTTAGATGGTAACGTCTTATCTACTATCAACTCTGTTCAAGAATTGATAATTGACCCTGATCCAGCAACTGATGCTGGTGGTCTTGTTATCATCAAAGGTGACTTACAGATTGATGGAACTACAACTACAGTGAACTCTGCTTCAATGTCAGTTAATGATCCTACAATCGAATTAGGAGAT